CTACCACAATACACCTCTTTGATAGTTTTAAGTTTCTGTTCTGTTCGATTAGGATACTCGCCTGTATACTTTGCGTACCGTAAGTCATCGTGGCTTAAGTAGTCTTTATACTCATGTTCAATTGCATCCCAGTTTTCAATTATAGCTTTCGATAGCCTCTCTAGTCTTAGATCAGTTAAGATCGGATCATTATGACTATTGCCATATGATCCTAAGATGTACCAAGGTACCGATGTACTTACGTCATCATCAACATTATCAAGGCAAGCCTTATCGATTGCCATTAGATTTTGATGTTCCAATAGTTAGCCTTTCTTGCTATTACCAGGTAATGCTTATTTATTCAATATAAACTAAGTTGAGGCGTTTGTCAAGCACTTTTTACCAAAAAAATAAAATAAATTTATATTTAATCGATATTAAGATATTTTTTTGTATAAATAAGCATGGGTGCGTGTAGTACGTGAAAACAACGTAAGAGGCAAGTGTTTGAGTAATCAATCAACAGGAACAGCAGGTGTCACATCAAGTATGTCCGTGGGGTTCGGACCTGCCACGTATCAAGTTAAGAAATAAGGCAATTGGTTGAAAAAATCAGTTGCCTTTTTTCTTGGCTTGTCGAATCCCTAAGCAAAAGAATGCAGGGGTCAGTCCATTGAAACCTGAGCCTAAATTAAGACCCCTACACACAGCCCTAGCTTCTTTCTGACATTCATAAATGCCTACTGTAAACTTAGTAGCTTTTTCTACGATTTGATTATTTCTCTTGCTTGGTACTACACTGTAACTCACTATTTGAACCCTTCAAACTTTGGTTTGTTCTTCTTGCGAAAATTAACTACACCACCAAAGTCATCACGTTCAGAGTTTACTCGTTCACCAACTGCACCACGATCCATTGTAGGTCTATCATCTACTAGGTCGTCTTGTGCATCTTCTTCTGCATCAAACAAACGCATCTTTGATCTGTCGATACCTACTACAAATCGTTTGAGATAGTTAGTATCACCCCATCGATTTTTCAGTTGCTTGATGAGTAGTTGACCTAGACCTTCTAACTCTTCAGTAGATATCAAACCAAACATAAAGTCGGCAGTAGCGGGTAGACCGAAACTCTCAGAGGTGTCTTCGAGATTTAAGTCTGAACTGCTATAACCAGTTCTTGTAGTTTGGGTTGCAGACATGATAGGAATATTAAACTCTACAGCAAGACCACGTAGCTCTTCAGCAATGGCTTTGATAAGTGTGTATGAATTTACATTCGCACCATATTTCATGCGAGAACTTGTACAGATGTTTAGATAGTCGATATAGACTACATCAGGCGTGAAGTTCTTCTTTAGGCGTAGTTCATTAAGAAGATGGCGGAAGTGCGCTGATCCAGCACTAGCAGTTGGGTATTCCTTGACAATGAGTTTGCCTGTTGTTTTAGACTTAACTCTATCAAGCCGTTTGACATAGACATCTTTAGGAACATCTTTCAGTTCATCAATTGTCAGGTCAAGAAGGTTAGCATCGATTCGCTCTGCAATTCGTTCTTCCGCCATCTCCATTGTTATATATAAAACATTCAATCCCTGCATCATGTTAGCCGCCGCACAATGGGTCATGAATAAAGTCTTACCCACACCTGTACCTGCGAGTGCAATACTCAGAGATTTACGAGACAACCCACCCTTAGTGATCTTGTTAAACAACTCAAGATCGAAAGGTATCTTGTCTTCTTTTGTGTGATAGAACTGATATCGATCTTCAGCATTCTCTACGAAGTCGTGACCAATGTTACTATCAAAAGATACGCCTAAAGCACCAGACAGAAGTTCTGGAATAGAACCCTTGTCTAGGTCTTTGTGTTTACCATCTAGAACTAGAATGGATTCACGTACAGCATTATAGATTGCTTTGTCTTGACAGAACTTCTCAGTCTTGTCTACAAGCCAATCTAAATCAGTCTTTTCATCATACTTGATATCATCAATGATGTTATTGACTTGTTTGAACATCTCTTCATTGAGGTTGTCTTTCTCACCAACCGCAATACGCAAGGCTTCTGCTGTGGGAAGCCCATTGTATTTGTCAATATACATTGCGATCTCTGAATAGACGATCTTATCACTTTGCTGATCAAAGTATTCGTCTTTCAAAAAGGGCAACACTTGTCGGGCATAATCTTCATTGAAGACTAGCCCAGATAGAATTGTGTTCTCAATCATTACTCACCTACTGCTTGGTCGATTTCCTCTTGTACCTCTTTGTCAGTTTCATCTTCTGACATAAGAGCCGTTCCACCTACAGTATAACGGGTTTTGATTGATTCTGCAAGCTTTGTTTTGGTAAACATCATTTTCCAAAACTCTGAGTTTGAATTGATATCTTTCGCTCTCATTAGTTTGTCACTTAGCACTTCACCAGTCTCTGGATCTATCGCTTCGTACCAACCAACTTTAGGCTTAGTAATATAACCCAACTTCTCACTAATGTCAAGTAACCCTGACCACTTACTGATACCACCTTCGAAGGTCACAGTCACAGGTATCTTAGACTTCTCACGTACATGTCGAGACTTCTCAATATTAATGATGAAGTGATACCCTTCAATCTCTTGACCAACTTTCTCTTGTTGACGACCAATGATCCAGATAGCATCGGCAGAATAGTATGCACCAGTACCACCAGATACGATATCTTTCGGGAACAAACCAATCTCTTTGTAAGTGTGATTGACTGCTACGAGTGGAATATCTTTCAAGTTCAAGTGTGGTGTAATCATTCTGAACAAAGACTTCATTTGCTTTGCACGTGACATATCAGCAACAGACTTACCATCCATCGCATCAGTAACTTCTTTCTTAGATGCAAGGTTACCAATCGAGTCAATAAGAATTACGACTTTATCTTTCTTATCGATACCGTCAAGTTGCTTCATAATATCAAACTTCAACTCTTCGGCATCAGTGATAGGCGTATGTACAACACGTGCCATATCAATACCGAAACTTTCGAAGTAAGACTGTGGTGTACCAAACTCACTATCATAGAACAAGATAACTGAGTCATCATACTTCTTCTGATATGCGGCAGCCATCATTAGCGCACACGCAGACTTAAAGTGTTTTGATGGACCAGCAAGCATTAGCAAGCCAGGTGTTAGACCACCATCGACACGACCAGACAATGCTACGTTCACCATTGGTACTGGTGTTGTAGCCATATCTTTCTTACCAAAGACTTTCGAATCCATGATAGGAGCCGTCAGCTTGCTGGTAGAGTTCTTCATAAGTTTTTCAATTAACGACATTCATTTCTCCATTACATAGTTAATAGTTGGTATAATATCACTTTCCACGGTAAATGTCAAGTAATTTCGACTCAAATAATTCAATTTTTGCTGTGCGATCAGGCCATAAGATATACTCTTTCTCAGGGTTCGCTTTCAAGTTGTTTAACAGAGGCATGATAGCATTGTATAGCTTATCAAGTTGCTCTTGTGTTGTCTCCGCTGTCGAAGAGACTTGTGTGATTGTCGATTTGGCTTCTTGTACTGCGCTCAGTTCATCTTCGTCTACAGCCGTAAAACCAAAGTCAAATATATCGTCCATATTAGTCCTCTCTTTGACCGTTGCCCCAATCTACTACGACAGGGAAACGGGGTATGCCGTCTGGCGTTGGGGTGAAATACCTCAACGTAGCCCAGTCGGGTGTGTTGTTACTTTCATATAATATTTTCATTGTTTCTTGGTTGCCACGTACACCAGCACCAAATTGAGTTCCGTCACGCAGTTCTAATATAAATCTCTTGACGTATCCTGCCCAGTTGCCTTGACCTTGCTCAGTACGAATGACTTTAAACTCATCAGATAGGAACTCTTTTCGCTTCATCAGATACTTAGAACGTTTGTTCTGGTATTTACTATTTAGTCTAATCATTTGCCCTTCATAGCCTTCTGCAAGATATTCTCCGTTGAGAAAGTCTAACTTCTGCATAGATGATACACGATCAGTCTTAACAGTAATCACTGGGTCTTCTAACTTAAGCTTCACCAGTGCGTCATATCGTTCATTAAAGTTACTGTCTACAAAGTAATCATACACATGATACTGAACAAGCCTACGACTTTCTTCATAGTCTTCGTCTTTCAACTTAGTCTTGCGTACCATAGATACGATCTTATTGAAGTCATCTTTGTACACGTGATTATATAGTTCGCCATCAAGAATAGCATTCGGATAGATATCAAACACAGGCTTAAGTGTTTCAATGATATGTGGGCATGATGTAATAGGTTTGCCTGCCCTAGTATACAACCCATCTCTACGGGCTATACAGCGAATCCCATCTAGCTTTGGTTGACTATAGTAGTCGCTTTCTTCAAAGTCAATCTTATCTTCTTTGTATTCTACTGCAAGCATAGGCTTGAACTTATCAAATGTATCGATATCACTCTCGCTTGCAAAGTATCCAGTATCAAGCTTCTGAGTGTATAGACTACAAATCTCACTTCGACCTTGTGCAACACTGGTCGTTTCGTTTGCCTTACCTACGTTTTTTGGTAAGCACGATTTCCATTCTGAGACTACAAATCTACCATCTTTTATGCCAGTGTGACTACGATGACCAGCTCTACCTTCATCGTTCCAACCTAGCTCCATCTACCAAACTCTGATCTTACCTTTAGTGTCTCTCTTGTATAAAGGATTGTGTAGCTTTGTATGTATCATGCGAAAAACCCCTCTAGTGTACTTATTTGG